CCTAGAATTGAAAGAATCTATGGTCGTTCTTATCAATGTTCAGTCATTGGCTCACGAATGTCTGGCGAAATGTGGACTAGCCTTGCTAACGGCTTTTCCAACCTCATGAACATCCTCTTCCTGTGTCAGGAGCATAACATTGATGTTGATGGTTATGTTGAGGGTGATGATGGTCTGTTTGGGATGAGCGCACCTGGCCTCAACCAACAGCATTTTGCTGAACTTGGTTTCCGCATCAAAATGAATTATGGCAATGATCTTGCGCACACCTCGTTCTGTGGTAACATCTTTGTTCCTGGAGAAAATAATGTTCTCGTTAATCCCGAAAACATCGCCCGTTTGTTCTGGACCTGTTCTGCTACCTATCTCAATTCCCGACCTCGCAAGTTACAACAACTATTATGAGCAAAAGCAATGTCTCTCTATTGTGTCGGCAAACACACTCCAATTGCCGGCATTTTAGCGCACCGAGTAATTGAGCTTTTAGGACCTGGCCCTGTAATCGTTGACCCGAATCGCTTATGGTGGAAATCGAAATTAAACGACATCATGCTTACCGAGAACTTTGAGCTTGTCCATCCCACAACTGCTGCCCGTGTTCTTTACGAAGAAAAGTACGGCATATCCATTTCTGATCAATTGGCTATCGAAGATTTCATTGTTCATTGTAACGATGTATCCGAAATTCAGATTCCTTATTCGTTCATGCAACCCTCTAGTCCTGCGCTCTATTATTAGAGACTTTTGAGCATCTGGTGCTATGCTCCATGTTATAAAACATGGAAGTTGAACCTCCAAAATCTACTTCAACTGATAGAGGGTTACCGTGGGATGAGCATCTCTTACGCGACCTTCTAGAACTTCTCGACCCTAATGGCACGAAACGCTTACCTGCTCCACGTCGAACTGGTTTTCGTGGCCCTAGTCCAAAGAACTTCAAACAAGCTCTTGGTCGTGTACGACGTGACGTTTATCGTGGACTCGACACGATAGAACGCTGGTCACGCGTACCTCGACCTGGTCGTAGCAAAAAGAGTAAAAGAAAACGCAATCCTGAGCTTCCTATGCAAGTTTCTTCCGCTCCTGACTCTCTTCAATTTGCTTTCCGACCTCGACATCAATTAACGAAACGTGGTTATCTGTTCTGTGATGTGCTTGACCCATCCTGCTATCATGATGATTTAGCTGCAATTACCACGCATCCTGTTATGTTGTCCACTGTCCTGAGTTATGCTGCCTCAAGTTTTCTTGAATACAAGATCCTTCATTCTCGCCTCATGTGGCTTCCTACCAGCGGCACTACGCAAGTAGGAACCATTTACCTTGCACACCGACCTGTTGGTGCACCCGTTAAAGGTACTTTTGATCCTACAATTCTCACTTCGTCCGATGGTGCTGTAGTTAATTCCGTCTGTTCATCCGCAACTACGATCATGGGTCCGCAACCTTGGCACCCCATGATTGTTAAAGAGACCGATGGTATTTCTCCGAATTATTTTGTGTATACTGATCAAAATAGTTTATCGGCAATTGGCGTTCTATTCATTGAAATTGAATATGCTTTCCGAGGAGGCAACAATGGTACTGCATTCACTCGATTCGCTCCCCGTTCTCGAACCTTTGTCAGCTCTGTTAATGGAATGCAAGTTCAAGGTGGCACTTGTCCAGATCCAACAATGTGGATAGTCCAATCTTCGACAGTAGACAGTGTCGATTGCGGTGAAATTATCGTTGTGCCACCAATGGAATTGTCAAATCATGACTATCCAAATCTCGCTGTTACTCATAATGGAACTGGCTTCAATTATACAACTGGAAATGATGATGGTACGTTTACTGGTTGGGGAATGTCCAACCAATTGTAACCACTGTATCCTGTGTCTATTTCGATTAAGTTCTGTGCTGATATGAGTGCTTGGGGGTGCTCATTTACGCTTGAAAGATCCACCCCACGTCAGTGCCCGGCCTATGACTTGACATCTAATAGCCTTGTGATGCGACGCATCCGCCTATATAAAACCTGAAAAACGGTATTAGGCCGTTGTGCTTGCCATGTACATCACTTGATGCCGCTATTAGAGCATGTCATAGATACCGGGCTTAGGCGTGGGACCCTTCATCGTGACACGTAAATGCCCTTGCAATCATATCTCTTTTCTCATTAGAGATCGATGAGACACTCGCCCTTTGGTAAAGTTCATTTCACCTACCCCAGTGGTTGGGGCAAGGAACC